CTGTAGGAAAGCTAGTTTCGTTTGCTATAGCTACAAAACCACCAAGAGCATTTGTTACAGACAGTACAAGATCGTTTACCGCTTTTGATGTAGGTATACGAGTATCACTGTTTGTAGTAACAGAAGTTTCTAGTGTAATACCGTCAAGCTGGTTTAGCTCTGCTGTAGTAGCTGTAAGAGCTGTACTATCAGCCAATATTGACGCTGTGCCTGACTGCATACTAGCTAAAGTTGTAAGTTCAGCATCAGCTATTTTGTCAGTTGTAACTGCATTAGTTGCTATCTTTGGTGCTGTTACAGCAAAATTATCAAGTTTTTGTGTATTAACTGCTGTATCTGCTAGTTCGCCAGTTGTTACAGCATTTGGCCCTAGCTTAGAAGAATTAACTGAATCATCAGCTATCTCAGAAGTTGTAACTGAGTTAGCTGCAAGATGACTAGCATCTAAAGGGCTACCAGCTATAAGATTTTTTATTTCTGTTATAGTTTGGTCAGCTGTAGCACCAGCTTCTATTGCATTTAGTTTGCTGTGGTCAGCATCTGTAAATACATTACTGTCAGATGCAGCTTCTACTGCTGCTCTTATTTCTGCGTTAGTCTGATCTGCTGTAGCATTAGTTTCTATAGTATCTAATTTTGTACCGTCAGCAGAAACGTCTCTTCCATCTACAGTTCCAGTAGTTGCTATATTCTGCGAACCAAAATCAGGTGAGATTTTAGTACCGGCAATAGCAGCTGACGCATTGACATCAGCATTAACTATAGTACCATCCTTAATTTTAGCACTGGTTACAGCACCGTCTTTTATGTGACTGGTTATAACTGTTTGATTCTGTTCTTCTTGTGCAGCAAACAGTAACTGCTCGTGGTTGTTATTAAGGTCAGCTGCCTTGACTGATGACCCTGCTGTATATGTAGCCTTTGCACTATCTACATCTGTATCACGAAAGATGCGTATAGCTGCTGGGCTGCTTGGTATATTACCTGATGTAAAAACTACATTACCGCCACCTGTAGTAGTGTAGTTTGTTATATTGTAGTGAGTACCAGATGATTTTATTACTTCATCAACTTCTACTTTTACATCAGACTCTTGTATTGAAGGGAAAGAAAACGACTTAGTAGCGTTCCCATCCCCGGTGTAATCTATGAATGTTGTTGCCATTATTTATAAATTCGTTGTAGGACTTGAATTTCGGATTGGAATGTTTCTTTAGTTTTAGTTAGTCGTTTTGCTTTCTTTACTCTTTCTTCTTCTTTTATCTCAGCTACCTTTGGCTGTTCTGCACTAACTTGTTGCCATGCTAATTTTCTAGCAGCTTGGAATATAGCATCTATCTGTTTGTTATGATAGAAGTCCATAACCTCGTACTCGGTTCTCTGACCTGTAGAAATTAGTCTGTTCATTTCTGCAATAGACTCTTGTATCTTAGGATCGTCTGCAAGTCTGTTTAGTCTAACTTCTAGGTTCTGGTCTCCGATAGCTTTCTGAAATGCAGATCTAAGTCTAGGCTCATCTGTTAGGTTGTCACCTTCTGGAGAGTATAGAACTGACATTCTCATGTCATAGCCACTGTTAAACAGTAGAGTTCTACCGGGACTTTGGCTTAGGTTAAACTGTATAGGACTAAACATGTTAAATGCTCTAGTCATAAAATCGTAAGGTTTAACAGGATTACCATTTAGTATGTCGTACTTGACTGGTAAGCCACCGTCAAAAGCTACATTTTCAGTAGCAAGGTTTCTGTTTCG